AAGTTAATTCATTTGACATGCACTATCTGGTAAATCGTATCACAAAAATCCTAGGTGATTCTGAAATGAAACGACTCTCGCCTTGGAGAAAAGTTGACAAAAAGCATATGAATTTTAGAGGTCAAGACTCTACTGAAATCACCTTGTCGGGTGTTAGTATTATTGATTATCTTGATTTGTATAAGAAGTTCACATATGTCACGCAAGAAAGTTATAGACTCGATCATATCGCCTTTGTAGAATTGGGCAAGAAAAAACTAGACCATTCTGAATTTTCTGCAATGCACCTATTCTATAAACAGGATTATCAAAAATATATCGACTACAATATTATCGATGTAGAATTGGTAGATAAACTAGATGAAAAGATGAAACTTCTAGATCTTTTGATAACAGTTGCTTATTCTGCAAAAATTAATTTTGAAGAGGTCATGTCTCCAATCAGAACATGGGACTCGATTGCATTTCATATTCTTAAAAAGGACAATGTGGTTGTACCACCCAAGGCTAGACAACACAAGTCTGACGCTTATGTTGGCGCGTATGTTAAAGAACCACAACTAGGCGTACACGATTGGGTATTGTCATTCGATTTGAATAGTTTGTATCCACATTTGATTATGCAATACAATATCAGTCCAGAAACATTGGTCAATACCGATAGACTCGATACAAACGTAAACGAACTATTGGAAATGAAAACCGATACTTCTCAGTGTCGCGCTGCAAATGTTTCTCTAACTCCATCTGGCGTGTTATATAATAATGATAAGAAGGGGTTTCTGCCCAAACTTATGAAAAATATGTATGACGAACGTGTTATTTCAAAAAGAGAAATGCTTAAGTGCAAGCAGGAATTAGTAGACGGCGGCGATCCTGTCTATCTCAAGAAACGAATTTCTCAATTGCACAATAAACAGATGGCTGCAAAGATTTTGTTGAACTCCGCTTATGGTGCGTTGGGTAATCAGTATTTTAGATATTACGATATTCGACAGGCAGAATCTATCACTCTTTCTGGACAACTAAGTATTAGATGGATCGAAAACAAAGTAAACGACTATTTGCACAAGGTTCTCAAAAATGATGAAAAAATTAACTACGTTATTGCTTCCGACACGGATGCGATTTACATCCGCCTTGGCGACTTGGTTGACAAGGTGTTTGATACGGAAAAGGTACTTGCGACAGAAGGTGGTGAGGCCAAGATCATTAACTTCCTTGACACTATTGCTTCGGAAAAGTTGGAACCGTTTATTGATAAGAGTTATCAAGATCTTGCTGACTATATGAATGCATATGAGCAGAAGATGCAAATGAAACGCGAAGTCATTGCATCTAAAGGTTTGTGGACTGCAAAGAAACGATATATCCTTAATGTACACGATAATGAAGGTGTGCGATATAAGACACCGGAACTTAAAATCATGGGTATTGAGGCTGTGCGTTCTTCTACTCCTGCTGCTTGTCGTGAAAAACTGCGAGAAATATTCAAAGTTATTATGAATGGTAACAACGAACAGTTGATTACATTTATCAATCAATTTAGAGAAGAGTTCAACACACTGCCAGTCGAAGATATATGTTTTCCAAGAGGTGTAAACGGTCTGAAAAAGTATGAATGTCCAGTTGAATTATTCAAAAAGGGTACACCAATTCATGTGAAGGGTGTTATTCACTTCAACAGACTAATCAAGAAACATAATTTAGAAATGACCCACCCGCTTGTAAAAGAAGGTGAAAAGATTAAATTTGTGTATCTCAAAGAGCCCAATCCTATCGGAAACAATACTATTGCAATTCAAAATGTGTTGCCAAAAGAGTTTGATCTGGACAGATTTATAGACAAAACAAAACAATTCGACAAATCATTTTTAGAACCTGTCAAATCGGTGACAGATGCGATTGGTTGGGATGTAGAAAAACGATTTACAATAGACGACTTTTTTTAGGAGAAATAGATGATTATTAACGGCGATTGTATTGAAGAAATGCAGAAATTAATTGACCAAGGCGTTCAAGTTGATGCGGTAGTTACAGACCCACCATATCATCTACAATCTATCGTAGACAGATTTGGAAAAACATCTCTGAGCGATGATACTAAGACTTCAGAAAGAGCGAGAGCTCGCGGTGACGGTTATGCAAGAATGTCTGCTGGTGGATTTATGGGTCAAGAGTGGGACGGTGGTGATGTTGCATTTCGTGCCGAGACTTGGAGACTTTCTTGGGATTTTTTGAAGCCAGGTGGACATCTACTTGCATTTTCTGCTTCACGCAATTATCATAGAATGGCGGTTGCGATTGAGGATGCTGGGTTTGAAATTCGTGATCAAATGATGTGGTTGTATGGAAGTGGATTTCCTAAGTCTCACAATATTGGAAAAAATGTTGATAAGACACTGGGTAATGTGGGTAAAGTTGTTGGAGAAAAAAAAATGTGGGGTGCAAATGCAAGTGGCGGCAGAGGAAACCAACATAAAAATGATTATCAACCTACAGAAATTGGTGCAGTAAAATATGAAGAAATAAGAGAAGTTTGTAATGAATGGGAAGGTTGGGGTACTGCACTCAAACCAGCACACGAACCGATTGCAGTCGGGCGAAAACCAATATCTGAAAGTACTGTTGCCAAGAATGTGTTGAAACACAGAACTGGTGCTATCAATATTGATGCTAGTCGGGTTGAATCTGATGAAGATGTTGAGGGTAGATTCCCAGCAAATATAATGCACGATGGTAGTGATGTAGTGCAAGATATATTTCCTAAAAATAAAAACACTAGACATATGAGTTATAAAAGAAGTGGTGGTGATTTTATAGATGGAATACCTAATCAAGAGGAAAAAAGTTGGTTCGTAACAGAGGAAGGTTCTGCTGCAAGGTATTTCTATTGCCCAAAAGTATCAAAGAAAGAACGTGGTGAGAACAACAAACATCCAACAGTTAAACCGCAAGAATTAATGAAATACTTGGTGCGGCTTGTCACGCCTAAAGGTGGTACTGTACTTGATCCATTCATGGGTTCCGGCTCTACTGGTATGGCAGCAAAAGACTTGGGGTTTGACTTTATTGGCATTGAGAAATCAGAGGATTATTTTAAAATCTGTCAAGAAAGAATTGAACAGATAAACCCATTAGGTGAATTTTTAGACTAGACAAACCCAATATTTTATGTTATAATAAAAGAATCGAATAGGAGAAATAAATGGCTACAGGACTAATGAGTAAACTACGAAAGAACTCTTCTTTCAAAGACGGTAGGGTAAATGTCTTATCAGAATCAAAATACTTAAATGATAAAACCAGTACCCCGACACACATTCCAGCAATGAATATTGCATTCTCTGGTACATTAAATGGCGGATTTACATCTGGACTTACAATGCTCGCAGGGCCTTCAAAACATTTTAAGACTGCATTTGGTCTGATTATGATGAAATCATATATGGACGCCAATCCAGAGTCGATTGTTTTGTTTTATGATTCAGAATTTGGTACACCGCAAGCATACTTTGATATTTTTGAAATTGATACAAGTCGAATTGTGCATGTGCCTGTTACAGATTTAGAAGAACTCAAATTTGATATGGTATCACAATTAAAAGAATTAGATACGGACGACAAAGTATTCATTATGGTGGATTCGGTTGGTAACTTGGCATCTAAGAAAGAAGTCGATGATGCAGAGAAAGGTAGTAGCGCAGCGGACATGACACGCGCTAAACAGTTTAAGTCGTTGTTTCGTATGATTACACCTCATCTAACGATGAAGGACATTCCTATGGTTGCTATCAACCACACATACGACTCTCAGGGTATGTTCCCTACTAAAGTTGTATCTGGTGGTACTGGTATGTATTATAGTGCAGATACCATTTGGATTATCGGCCGTCAACAGGATAAAGTGGGTACAGAGATTGCTGGATATCACTTTGTAATTAATGTTGAAAAGTCGCGGTTTGTAAAAGAAAAATCTAAAATTCCTATCTCAGTTTCATGGGAAAAGGGCGTAGATAAATTCTCTGGATTACTTGACATGGCACTAGGTTATGGTGTATTATTAAGATCTGGGGCATGGTTACAACATGTCGATATGGAGACCGGAGAAGTCATTGAAAAGAAATTCCGCGAAAAGGAAACCCATAGTGCAGAATTTTGGGAACCTATTCTTGCCGACACAAAATTCAATGATTGGATCGTTGCCAAGTACAGGGTAGGTGGATAAATGAAAAAACCGTGGGCATCTAATTACATATACAAAGAAAGATTGGCTGTGTGCAATTCTTGCGAACAGTATCAATCAGCTGTAAAATTATGTAAATCGTGTGGTTGTTTTATGCCGGCTAAGGCGAAAATTGCACAAATTAGATGTCCAGAAGATAAATGGTTTGAAGTATATGGTACAGATGACAGGGAACCATCTACTTTGTCACTTTTCGGTGGCAATATGAGCAACGAAGAAAAGTCTGAAAGTCTGAAACGACAGGCAGAACATTTGAAACAAGAATCTGAAAGACTGATAAAGGAAGCGAATAAACTTAATGGAATTGACTGAACAAACAGTATTGAATTGTCTTTTTTCGGACGAAGAATATGTGAGAAAAACCCTGCCTTTTATTGAAA